TGACGTTAGAAAACGGTAGTAGAATAGGTATTACAACTACTACAGGTACAGCTGCTCGTGGTCAGTCTGTTAATTGTCTTGTTATCGATGAGATGGCGTTTATTGAACCTCATTTAGTAGAAGAATTTTGGAAATCAGTTTTTCCGATTATTACTTCTTCTACAAAATCTAAGGTATTTGTTTGCTCAACAGCTAACGGCACAGATAATTTATTTTATAAGTTATATACAGAAGCTGTTGATGGGATAAATAACTGGTCTCATGATAAAATAAAATGGAGTGAGATTCCTGGTCGCGACAAAGCTTGGGCTCAAGCTACAAAAACTGCAATTGGTTCTGCTGATGCATGGCTACAAGAGTTTGAATGTGAATTTATACATTCTGGTGAATCTACTTTGGATGATGAGTTGTTTGAAGAAATGATGAGCAAAGTATCCAGCCCTAAAATTTTATTAGATGATGGTCATTATAAGATATGGGAAGAGCCGGATGATGCAAAGCTATACGTAGCGGGGGTAGATATTTCTGAAGGTGTAGGTATAGACGCGTCTGTTATCCAGATTTTAGACATAACAGACATAAAAGATATAAAGCAAGTAGCAGTCTACAGAAACAACAAAATACCCCCTTTAGAGTTTACCAGTAAATTATATGGTATTTTAAGAAACTGGGGGTCTCCCCTGGCTCTCATAGAGAGAAACAATTGTGGCGCCCAAGTAGTGGATCGGTTATCTGTTGACCTAGGATATGAAAAAGTTGTATCATATGGTAATGCTAAAGCCCACCGACGTAATGTAATGAGAGGAATGATCGCGCACACCAATACCAAATATAAAGGCGTTCTCAACATGCGCTATTTTATGAATGAGGTTAGAGTGGTTAATATTAATGAGGAGGAGACTGTAAAAGAGCTTAGAAACTTTGTACGATACACTAACGGTACCTGGAAAGCAAGATCCGGATTTCATGATGATAGGGTCATGGCGATGTTATATGCACTATTCATTTTAGAAAAGGAGATTACAGAAAGATTTTTTGAAATTATGGAGCTGGATGATATGGGCAAACCTCTTGTACTAGAGCCGATGGATTATGGTATCAGTTATTTTGAAGACCCTACTTCAATATATTTAGATAATGAGATAGTTGGTAGTAATAATCATGAAATACCAGTTGTTGTATGGGGCATGGGTGATGAGATGGATGATGAGATGAGTGATCTTGAAGCAATGGGGTACCACCTTATAGGAGAGACACCTCCAGAGAACTGGCAGGCAGGAATACCTAAACAAGTATAAATATATATATGGCTCGAAATACCGAACAGCAATCACTACTTAATAAATCAAGAGCAGATAAGTTTTTGCTGGTCTTTGATGTACCACCTATATTAAGAGACTTTGATAAAAAATTTAAACAGGACCAAACTCACTTTATTGGCGAATCAGTACAATTCTCTATTTTTGGTGCTGCTGTACCTGAAATTACAGTACCTGCTATAGAAAATAGATATGCTGGTAGCACTTTATATGTGTCTTCACATGCTAAGAATCCTTACCCACCGGTAAGTGTTAATTTTAATGTAGATAATGAGTACAAAAACTACTGGGTCATGTATAATTGGCTTAACTTATTACATGATCAATATGAAGGTACATACAATTCTCGAGAATTAAAAACAAATGATCCGGATTTTTCAGATTATCAGACTGATTTAACTATTTTTGGTAAATATGAATTTAATAATACTAGAATAAAATTTACATATACCAAGGCGTTTCCTACTACAATTGAAGCGGTAAACTATAATTATCAAACCCCGGATGAGATTTCTTCAGGATTTACCTTTGTCTACTCACAATTACATACTGAAATGATTGATTTTTGAATTTAATTGGCTGAAATAGGATAAATAATTTTATGGCACAGCGTACGATAACCTCCCCAGGAGTAGAAATCAGAGAATCAGATCTTTCATTAACAACGCCGGCTAATGTAGGCACTAATATATACATTACAGGTTTTGCACAGCAAGGTCCTATTGACGAAGTACTTAAAATAACTTCTAAACAGGAATTAAATCAAATATTTGGTACACCAACCACTTCAGCCGAAAGATACTTCTACTATACAATAAACGAACTTTTAAATTCACCTGGTAATGTTTACGCATCCCGGCTACCATACGGTGTTGGGACAGGAGATGGATTTGGAGCTAAATATTCTGCATTAGCTTATCCGGTTACCGCAGCTACAGTAGCCGGTACTTTTCCGACTGACTTAAGTATTGGTGGTAGCTTATCCGGTACATATTTCTTAGGAGCACCTACTCATATTGAATTATCTAAAACAGAGTACCTTAGCGCTATTGATGGTACAGGATTTGATTGGTCATCCACGGGTTCAACAGCACACACCCTCACCGGTGACCTAGGTGGCAAAGGTTCAATTGGTAATTTAGGTAAAGCTGGTCTAATTGTTTTAAACAAATCACAAACAACTATTAATAACGGGTTTGAAGGGTATTATATAGGTGCTATTGATAACAGTAGTATTAACCCCGCGTCTAATTTTGAAGGTATTAGGGGTGTTAGATCATTAAATGTAGCATTAGCTACTAATGCGCCACTTACTCAAACCACAGTTGTGCCAGATTCTACTTTAACTTTCCCTACTACGGCAAATTACAAAACAGGTAGAGGTAATAGTATATCAGAGGTAATGGAAAATCTTACTGATTATGATATTGATAATAGAACGTTTGATGATTACTTAAACATTGGAGTATTTAAATTACGTAAGTCTCTGTGGGCCACAGCTGCTACAAAACTTGATTACGTTTTAGCTGACGGAATTGTAGGATCAGTTAACTCTAGAAGAATGCAAAATAACCCTAAAGGTGGGGTTGATCAAAATATATTCCTCGAAAGGGTAGATGAAAATTCAAGAAATGTTACATTGCTTGTTAATGATTATGTTTCTGGTAGGTTGAATGGTCAAACAGGATTAAACGATGCTGGTGAGGTAAGCAAGAAGATTAGGATGTATTCCACAGATCTAGAAGCTTTAACAGCGGGTTATACTTCTGCAGAATATATACCGGCAGCTGGTACAACAGCCGGTGCTTTAACATCTCTAGCTGTAATTGGTAGCGCTGGTGGTACTGGGTTTAGAAAAAATGATTCATTGTACCCATTAGGCACTTATACTAATGCAGTTGTTACTGATAAACATATTGGTAATATACCTAATAAGATTGATAGAGCGCTTGAAGGCATTAAGAATGATGAAATCTATGATGTAGATGTTGTTGTCGAAGGTGGATTAGGAACCATTTGGTCAATCGCTTCTGCAGCAAATACAGCATATTACGATGAATTCGATAGCTCATCTGCAATTACTGCTGCAGTAAATGGATTAAGAACTTCTAATGCAATTGCAGGTACAGCATTAGCTCTTAGAAATGATTACTCAACCATCTTTAATAAGTTTGAGCAATTTGTTAAGCCACCTTATCTGGGTGGAAGCAGAGGTGATTGCATATTTATTGCTGATCCAATCAGACAAATATTTATTACTGGAGCTAATACAAAGGTCCTAGATAATAAAGATAATAATTTCCAAACATCAATATACTGGCCAATTAAACATCAGTTTGCAAATGAGAATACTTCTTATGCTGCTGTATATGGTAACTGGGCTCAAGTATACGATGGTTATTCAGGACAGCAGATATGGGTACCATTCTCAGGATTTGCTGGAGCAGCAATGGCAAGAACAGACGCTACTGACTTCCCATGGTTTGCGCCGGCAGGATTTAGTAGAGGGCTATTGCCATTTTCTAATGATATTGCAGTAAATCCAAATCAAAAGCAGCGTGATGAATTGTATAAAGCTAACATTAACCCAGTAGCGGCATTCCCTGGACAAGGGCAGGTTATATTTGGGCAAAAGACTTTAAATAAGAAGCCGAGTGCATTTGATAGAATTAATGTACGTCGATTGTTCTTAGCATTAGAACGACCAGTTAAGAAGGCTTCAAGGTTCTTCGTATTTGAGCAAAACTCTGAGTTTACAAGAACAAGAGTTGTTAATACTTTAACTCCTGTATTTGAAAGAGCTAAAAATAATGAAGGATTATACGATTATCTAATTGTGTGTGATGAGAGAAACAACACACCAACAGTAATTGATGCAAATGAGCTGGTAGTAGACATTTACCTCAAGCCTACCAGAACGGCAGAGTATATACTAGTTAACTTCTACGCAACCAGAACAGATGCTAATTTTGAGGAGCTTATATAACGACTAATTAAATAATATTATGGCAACAACAATTCAAAACTTCTTTACTAGAGCGGCCGAAAAGCAATTTTCACGAGACTTCTTATTCCGTGTTAGACAAATTGATCTAATAGGGGGTGTAAGTTTTAATGGAGATGAAGACTTAGTATACGCTCGAGCGGCAGTGTTACCTGGTAGGACTATTGAAAACCAAACTGTTAATTACTACGGGCAAGAGTTTCAATTACCTGGTAGAGCAACTTACCAAAATGCAGCTGCCTACGCTATAGAATTTTATCATGATGAAGATTGTGAGTTAAGGACAAAATTTGAAGCTG